TAAGCCTTAAAAACGGCAATAAGCAAGGCAAATACCGCGTAAAAGACCGTAAGTTTACCGTACCCGAAGAGTTTCTCTTTGCGGGTAAGCTTGAAATCGGTATCGACCTTATTACGCGAGGCGACGTGGCGAAACGTTGGACTGTTGTTCCCGTTATCTTAAAGGAAGCGGAAAGCGGCGTAAAATCCATTGACGAAATAACCGTCTTGCAGGACGAAAGCGCCGAAACAAAGAAACAGCTTGCAGATATAACGGCGAAATACAACGTCTTGGCGGAGAATTTCAACGCGCTTGCAAAAGCGCATAACGAGCTTGCCGAAACTGTTTCGGCAATAAAAGAAAATTATTAAAGGAGTAAAAGAAAATGGAAAACAAGGAAAAAATCAATTTTAGAATTCAAAGAACCGACAACCTCAATGATATTTACGTAGATAACGTTGTAGGTCCTGGAAACGGGCGTCATAGCTATATGATTGTCAAAAAGGATAATCCCGAAGAAGTATTGCTCGAAATCCAATATCAATGCGGCGCGAGGAAAGACGAAAACTCTGTTTCGGGAATATTGGATCAAGACCTCTTGGAAATTGTACGCAATCGGTTGCAGTATTTTCAAAAAGGAGAATATGCTACCCGTGAAAACGCCTGTGCATTGACGCATATAGAAGAAGCGTTGATGTGGATGGCAAAAAGATCGAACGACAGAGCCGAGAGAGGCGTGCTCGGAACTATGAATAAATAAGGAGAAAGGAAAATGGATTGGAATACGATTTATGAGGCGGTGTCGCCTTATCTCGGCACAACGACGATCGCGGCTGGAATAATAGCCGTGTTAACGCTTATATTTAAGTTCGTGTCGTTTATGAAACAGGCGAAGGCGGCGCTTTCGAGCACGGAAAGCGAGGCGATAAAAGCCTTTAAGAAGGCGATCCCCGAAAGTCTTTATCTGCAAGTCGAAACGCTTACGAAAAAGGAACTCACGGCTATTGTTGAGGAAATAAAAACGCTTGTGGACGAGAAGTTTTTGGCGCAGATCAAAGCGAACACCGAACTCACGCAGGCCGTCGCAAAGGCTTTAATGAGCCTGAAAGCTATGCCCGACAGCACTAAGGCCGAAATAGGCAAATTATTGGATATAAAGCCTACGGACACTAAAGAGGCGATGAAGGTAGAGCTTTTGCCGGTTGAGGAAGAAACGAAAGAAAAAACGGCGGCTTATCCGCTTATATAAGGCGGTGAGGATATGAAAAGAAACGGAAAGTCCTGGACTTTTTTTGTCTTGCAAATGATTTTCATGCTGGTAGTTCCCTGCGTCTTTATCTGGGTGCAGTACGGCGATCTTACGTTGAAGTATAAGGTATCGGTAACGGCGATCATGCTCGTATTACTGGTGTTTCTGACATTCAAGAAGATATTTATAAACGGTTGGTTGAAAAAGGTAGACGCGAAGATAATCGGGATAGAAACGAACGCGTTGAGCGTAACAGACCAAAACGCCATACAGACGATGAAACGGTCTTGGCGGAATTGTTCGGTATTGCAGACGTTGTTTTCCGCCATTATCCCGTTGCTATGCTTTATTTTAGCTATCCTTACAATAAAGGTAGTGGAAGAGGGCTTGATAAAATTATTCGGCTGTCTGATGTTTTGTCTGATATCTATCATAGTCGGCTTGATATTTAGGATCGCTGAAATTTACTCAATGAGGACTGTACACGAGGTGAATAAATGAAAAACATACTTGAAACGATTTTGCAGTTTGTATTCTGCATCGTAATGTTTGTATTTACGTTTTTGGTAACGCTCGGAATACGGGCGGATTTCAGTATCCTGGAAACGACGGAATACTGGATACAAGTATCTATCAGTACGGTGTTGATGATTTTCGTATATAATATGATATATATTATCGACCAAAGAAACAGGAGCGCAAACAAAAACAGCCGTTTTTACATTGCCTTCCAAACTGTAAAATTACGTACGGACCAAATCAGTAAAAATCACTTATATGAAAAGTTAGAGCAGGCAGTACAAGACGAAAACGAAGCCCGATACAAAAACGCGTGTAATGCAAAATTGCAAAAACTAACCTCGCGGTTCGGGTATGACGAAATCATAGGCTTAAACGAAGAGGAATTTATGCCGTTCTTAGAAAAATACTTGATACGGGAAAAATCGACGAAACGTTTTTGTAAACTGTTTAAGAAGATAAAAGAGGGCAAGATCAAAATAAGAACGTTACAGGCGGAAAACTTAATGCAGGATAAAGAACTCGGAAAAGCGAACAGTCCTGAAATGCTCGATTATTCCGATAAACAATATGAAACGAAAAGAAACATATTCAAGATAGTGAGTTTTATCGGGACAAGCGTGATCATGTCTGTAATTTCGTTTGTGTTTGCGTATATGAACTTTTGGCAGGCGTTTTTAACAAACACCGTGCTGTTCTTCGGCTCGGCGATATCCGGGTTTTACAGTTCGATAGCGAAAACCAACTTTAAAACGAACATTTACGAAAACCGAAATACTTTTTTTGAACGCCGCTTAGGGATTACGGATAAATTCATTGACAGTTCGGCGGAATAATGGTAAAATATACTTAATTCAAGAGCTTGAAGGGAGATGGTTTGTCCATCTATAATATGACGCTAAAGCCCTATGATCGCAGGACTTGAAGTTAAATTCACTGCCGATATTCCCGATGAATATAGCTTTTTCATTTTTGAAACTCCGCAAACGGAAGCGGAAAAAGTGAAAGCTGAATTAAAGGAAATTAAAGAAAAGCTTGAAAGTCTTTTGGAGGAGAAATGAGAACTAAACAGATAATCGAAATACTCGAAAAGCAACAGCGGGAATTGAATGAGATCAAGAGGTTACTGCGGAGATTTCCGCACCCGCCTAAATTTGAGGTGGGAGATAATGTAAAGGTGATTAAGGGCGCTTTTCTTAATAGCGTTGGTTGGTATGGCGGTAATGTTATTGCAAAAATAACGAAAGTTGAATTCCATAATAATGATATCGGGTACGTTTACACGTTGAAAGACTTAGACGGGAACCAGGTCAGCGCAAATGAGGACGATATTATAGAGATATGACAACATTCAAAATAATTATGCTATCAATTAGCTGTTGTTTATCAATAACATCAATAGTTTTAGCGATTTGGGCGCTGATACTGCGCCGTCAATCTGAAAAACTGCGGCAACGGAGCGAAGAACTACAAACGCGGTTAGAGGAATTAAAAGCGCGTAGAGAAAAGTTAAATGCAGAGCTTGAAGAGCTGAAATGGAAGTCAGAAGAATATGCCGACTATTACGGAAGCTACTACACCTGCGAGAGCGATGAAGATACTCGTTATAGTTAAACGTTTTTTTGTTTTTTCAAGTTTTGCAGTTTCTTCGCGTTGTTTTTGTAATTCTTCTTTTGTTTCGAAATAAAAAGTTTCAACCATATTGTTGTACTGCTTTAAAGTACGAACAATTTCCTGGGTTTGAGCTTCCGAAGCAAGGATTTGCTTTTCAATCATTTTTTGCTCAAAGGCTTGTTTTTGAAAATTTTGTGTGTTTAAAAACATTCTTTCGTTCATATCCATATCACTTCACCTCCGTTTAGGATTATCGCTTTCCCCGACAAGGTAGTCAATGGATACATTAAAGTAACGGGAAAGGATAATTAAACCCGTTAAAGTAGGTTCGGAAACACCTTGTTCATAGCGGATAAGTTGACGAACAGACAAATTGCAATCGTTCGCGACAGTTTGTTGCATTAACTGTTTTTTTGCTCTTAATTCTTTTAATCTTACGGAAAAAATATTCATAATAATTTTTTGAAAAAACACTTGACAAGTGACATACATGTCAAGTATAATAAGAGCGTCAAATGACATAAATGGCATTTGATAATCTTATAAGGAGGTAGAATGACAACATTAAAAAACAGACGAATTGAGTGTAAACTAACGCAAAAGGAAATAGCGAAACAAGCGGGCATATCCGAAAGGCAGTACATAAGGATAGAAAACGGTGAGAGGTTGACTAACATTGTTACAGCCTATCGGATAGCGCGTTGTTTAAACAGTACAATTGACGACTGCTTTTGTGACTATTTTAACTCAATCTGACATTGTTGTCAAGAACAATGCGAAAATTCTACGTAAACATTAAAAAAGAGATGATTTATGCGGAAACGGTGTGGGCGGAGAGTAAGGACATAGCGGAATACAAGGTAATCCGAAATGCGGCTCTCAAAGGCGTAGAGAATTGGAACAGCGGGAAATTAAAGGTATATTCCGAAAAGGAGAACACAAAATGACCGACCTTGAAAGATTGTTAAAACTAATAAAAGACCGTCCTGTCAACGCGGAAATAATGCTTTACGAGAAAGGGCTGTTCGAGGGCGATATAGTAATCACTATAAACAAAACGAAAAGCTTTTTCTTCAACGGTAAAGGGCGCTGCACAGATTTTTATTTATTCGGAAACGCGGACAACCTCGAAGAGGCGTTCGAGGAGTTGGAAAAGGAGTTGGCGGCATGAAAACATTTTACATAGAAGGCACGGAATACGACGTGCCGAGGGACGAGTATCGGGAACAGCTGATTATGAGATTTGCGGCAGACTACGGCATACCGTCGGAGAGAGCGAAAAGGATAATCAGCGATTACGATCTGGCGGATGCGCTGGCGGACAGGTACGACGACGAAATAGGCGATTTTTACGAAGAGGAATGCCGAGAGCAAATGAGGGAGCGCCTATGAACATATACGACATAAAAGAGCGGTACAGAGAGCTTGCGGAAAAACTATGCGAACAAGGCGGCGAGGGAACGGAAGAGGACTTTGCCGAACTGGACGGCATAGACAAAGATTTTACGGAAAAAGCGAACAATTACGCGGGCGTGATCAAAGAGCTTGAAGCCGAGAGCAAGGCGTTAAAGGACGCAGAAAAAAGCTTCAAGGAAAGGGCGGAACGTAAAGCTAAAACGGCGGAGAAACTGCGTGAACGGCTTAAATCGGCTATGGAGCTTATGGACAAGGAAAAAGTCGAAACTATAAACGCGGTAATCAGTTTCAGACGGTCGCAAAGCGTTGAAATCGTGAGCGCAGAGGAAATACCGGAAGAGTTTATAAAAGTGTCGTACGAGGTAGATAAGGCCGCCATAAAAGAGGCATTGAAGAAAGGCGAGAACGTTGCCGGTGCAGTATTGAAAGAAAACAAAAATCTTCAAATTAAATAGGAGAAAGCGGTATGACGGAAAAAGAATTGAAAGAAATTTTGGGGAGGCATAGAAAATGGTTAAGTAAGGAAGAGGGCGCAGAAAGGGCAAACCTCAGCGGCGCAGACCTCGGCGGCGCAGACCTCCGTGGCGCAGACCTCTGCGGCGCAAACCTCAGCGGCGTAAAATATGATGAAAAAACTGCATTTTTTGCGCAATCTTGCCCGGAGGAAGGTGCGTTTATCGGTTTTAAAAAAGCCGGCGGAAAAATCGTCAAACTCTTAATACCTGAAGATGCGAAGCGCTCTTCGGCCACATCGCGTAAATGCCGTTGTTCAAAGGCGACCGTTCTGTCAATTACAAATCTTGACGGAAGCGACGCGGGGATAGAAAGCGTACCGAGCGATAAAATGAGTAATTTTGTTTACAAAATCGGGAAGACGTTAGAAGTCAAAGATTTTGACGAAGACAGATGGAACGAGTGTTCGACGGGTATACATTTTTTCATTACCCGTGATGAGGCGGTAAATTACAATTAAGGAGAAAAGGATATGGAATTTCGGGATTTAACGAGAAAAGAAATCGACGTAAGAGTTGGACAGGTCGGGAACGGTTGGGCAACGCTTTTGCTGTATAAGGACGCGCGGGTGGATATGGACATTCTCGACGAAACAGTAGGGAGCGAAAACTGGCAGCGCCGCCATTACGAGGTCAAAGGAAATATGTATTGCTCGGTCGGCATTAAGTGCGGCGGGGAATGGATCTGGAAAGACGACTGCGGAACGGAGAGCAACACGGAAAAGGAAAAAGGCGAAAGTTCAGACAGCTTTAAGAGAGCGTGCGTGAATTGGGGTATCGGCAGGGAGCTATATACTTCGCCTAAAATATTCGTCGATTGCGAAACAGCGGATAAAAAAATAAAGGATTTAAAAGATTTCAAAGTTTCGGAAATAAGTATCGAGGACAAAGTAATTACGGCATTAAAAATAACTGCGTATAACAAGGCAAGGCGGGCGGAGGAAATAATCTTTAATTGGAAATTAAAGGCCGCGAGTGATACGCTGCAAAAGCCGAAAAGCATTCAGGAAACCAAGCCGCAGGAGGCAGTCGAGCCTATTAAAATGACGTTGGAAGAGGCTAAAAAGTTAAGGACGAGAAGCGGGATAGAACTTGACAAACTGACGAACAAACAGCTCGATGCATTTTTGAATTGTAACCGCGAAACTCATAAAAAAGCGGCCGAGCTGATATTAAAAGAAAGGGAAGCTAAAAGAGCGCAGATGCTGGAAGAAATGGCAGAAGAGGAAGTACCTTGGGAAGAATAACAAACTACAACGAAGCGACATGGCATACGAACAAATTAAACGCTAAGTCGCGTGAATTTATGGAAGAAATAAGGAGCGGGAAATATGATATTCCGCGGGATAAAAAATGCAGAAAAGACAGAAAAAGAAAGGAACGTATATAAGATTTTACACCGCGACGGGCGTGAAGATGGAAATAAAAGCAAAGGAGGAAGAGAATGAGCGGACACAGCAAGCCGACGCAGGCGGCAAGGGTTTTAAGGCACCTGCAAGATTACGGGAGCATATCGAGTTTGGAAGCCATAAGGGAATACGGGATTATGAGGCTGGCGAGCAGGATCTCCGAACTTAAAAAGCGCGGGACGAAGATCGGCGTGAAGATGGAAAAAGGCATAAACCGCTACGGCGAAGAAACGCATTGGGCGGTGTATTACTTAAAGGAGGCGTGAATTGAGAAAACAATCGCAAGGGATAGATTATTTTCCCTTTGAAGTCGATTTTTTCTCGGATAAAAAAAGTAAGGTTTTGAAAGCGCGCTACGGCGCGGACGGAATAACGGTATATCTGTATTTATTGTGCCAGATATACCGAGAAGGGTATTACACAAGGGTCGATAAAGATTTTAAGTTTATGGTATCGGACGATTTGAACATGTCGCCCGACAAGGTAGAGCAGATCATGACATTCTTACTTGAACGGTCGATGTTCGATGAACAGCTTTTCAAGTCGGACGCTGTCTTGACCAGCACCGGAATACAAGAACGGTGGCAAAAGGCGGTAAAGACCCGCGCCTCAAAGACCCCGATAGAAGTTACGGAATATTGGCTTTTGAACGAAGAGCAAACCGTAGCTTTTATAAAACGCACCCTTTTTAAGAATATTTCCGAGAAAAAAACGCTTTCTTCCGAGAAAAAAGACTTTAATTCCGAGAATTATTCGCAAAGGAAAGTAAAGGAAAGTAAAGAAAATAATAAACCCCCAATAGCGCGTGCGCGCGAGGAAGAGTTTCGGACGGCGTTTGACGCGTTCGTGGAAGAGTTCGACATCTTGGTAGACACCTGCGACTGCAGGGTGGGAGAGTTGGACTACGCGAAGCTGCGGGATATTTATTCCAAGTCGAGCAAGTGTCTTAACAGCGAGAAATACGGCAAGTGGATGAAAACGCTTTCATGGATAGTCAAGAGTTACCCGAAAATAATCAACGGGAATTACATAGACGACGCGCCGCCCCGGAAGAAAGACGGAACAATGGATATTTTGAAAAACATGTGGCTCGATGCCAAAAAAGAGGAGGGATAAGGATGAAAGCGGTTTTAATTAGTGTACAGCCGAAATGGTGCGAGTTGATCGCGAGCGGAAAAAAGACGATAGAGGTGCGGAAAACTCGGCCAAAAATAAATATGCCGTTTAAGTGCTATATCTATATGACGGCGACAAAAGAGCGTTGTAGGCATTGGGAATATATAACGGCGTATCAAAATAGAAAGGGAGATATATTGAACGGCAGTCAAAAAGTAATTGGCGAGTTCGTGTGTGATGAAATAATAAAAATTATCGCATATCCAGAAAAAGAGGACACTTTTGCAATAGAGTACGAAAAAGGTCTTGATGCCATGGAACAGTCTTGTTTAAGTATAAAAGAAGCTGAGAAATATGCAAAAGGAAAACCGCTCTACGGCTGGCATATCACCGATATGAAAATCTACGAAAAGCCGAAAAATATAAAAGAATTCCTGAAACCTTGCCCGTATGGAGAATTACCATGCTCAAATTGCCCAAGTTGCGAAAGGGACGAAAACGACAATCTGATACAATGTTTTAATACGGTATCACGTCCGCCGCAATCGTGGTGTTACGTGGAGGAAAGGAAATGACGAAAAAAAGCGTGGTAGAGATGATAACGCGGATAAAAGCGGTGTATCCGTACACGTTCAAGAACGCAACGCAGGAAGAGCTTAAGCTGGCAGTGGACACTTGGCAGGAGGCATTGTCTGACTATCCTGAGGATTTAGTTCAATACGCGTTTAAGAATGCAATAAAGGCATGTAAGATGCCGCCGACGATAGCGGACGTGATCGAGCAGATAGAGAGGGTGCAAGGCGCACGGGACAAATCGGACGGAGAACTGTGGAACGAATACCTAAACCTAATCTACATTGCGAAAGACCTGACAGGCAGATTTCATTACACGGCGAAAGAAGAAGGCAAGACGCAAGGCGAAAGGGCACGGGAGGAACTGCAAGCGGCATTTGAGGGCGTAGACGAGCGTATAAAGGACTTTATTGGCTCGGTCGGGAATTTGGTCGACGTTTGCAAAACGGACGATTTAAGACAGGAAAAAGAACGTTTTTATTTTGGCATAAAGAACTGCCGTAAAAGGATAAAAGCAAAGGCAGAAATACCTGCTGTATTTTTGGAAACAGCGAAAGAAATGAAAATGATAGAGAAAGGAGAAATGGTATGAACAAAGTGTTTTTAATTGCAAATTTAACAAGAGATCCGGAACTGCACGAAACGGCGGGCGGGAAATCGGTATTAAAGTTCGACATCGCGGTTAACAGAGGTTTTAAGGACGCGGACGGGAATTATATCACGGACTTCTTCAACGTGTCAGTGTGGGGCGATAAAGGCGTT